AGGTTGCCGCCAAGATGATGAAGGTCAATGCCGACATTGAGTACACCTTCATTAACGGTGTCTACAACAAGGCCACTGATGATACCAAGATCAACAAGACCCGTGGTCTGGTTCCCGCAATCACTTCCAACACTACGGCGATGGCTTCCAAGCCCCTCGGCCTGTGGGATATTGCCGACATGGTGAAGAAGATTTACGGCGCTCACGCTCCCACCGATGGCCTGTGCCTGTGGTGTGACGCTGTGACCATGTTCCAGATCAACGCTGACGCTGTTCAGAACGGTCTGACCGTGGTTCCCGCTGCCCGTAACATCAACGGTATCTCCCTGTCCAGCGTGGTCACGCCCATCGGCATTGTCTACCTGTATCTTGGCGAGTACCTGCCTGCCGGTACTGCCCTGCTGCTGAACCTGAGCGTTCTGGCTCCCGTTTATCAGCCTGTCCCCGGTAAGGGCAACTTCTTCCTTGAGCCGCTGGCAAAGGTCGGCGCTGGTGAGAAGTATCAGCTCTTTGGTCAGATCGGCCTTGACCACGGCCCTGAGTGGTTCCACGGTAAGTTTACCGGTATCTCTACCGAGTTTACCGCTCCCACTTACAGCCGCAGCGTCTTCATCGCCAATGACGCAAACAACCCCGTGAACACTAAGGCCGTTGCTGGCAGCTAAGAGTGGCGCAGGAGTAAAGCAGAGATTTTAGAAAGGAAAGGTGGAAAGCATGACGGACGCTGAGAAGTTGAAAATGGTGAAAGCCATGACCGGCGAGACAGACGAGGACACGCTTTCCACCTACCTTTCTATCGCCGGAAACAAGGTGTGCCGCAAGGCATACCCCTTCGACCCCACCGTGACCGCTGTTCCTGACCAGTACGCTCACATTCAGGTGGAGATCGCCGTGTATCTGCTGAACAAGCGGGGAGCCGAAGGGCAGACCGCTCACAGCGAGAACGGTATCTCCCGCTCCTATGAAGACGGCGATGTGCCGCCTACGCTGCTGAGGGACATTGTTCCCTTTGCCGCTGCGATGGGAGGTTGAGTGCATGAGGACGCTGAACCGCAACAAATCACCCTTCTGGTATCTGCTGTATGACAGCAAGGCTCCCGCCAAGGACGAGTACGGCAACGAAACAGGTGAGGAACTGGTGGTTTACAAGCCTGCCGTGGCGATGAACGCCAATATCTCGGCGGCGACCGGCTCCGCTCAGGTGGAGCAGTTCGGTAATTTCGCAGGGTACGACAAGGTGATCGTCACTGATGACCTGAGCTGTCCCATTGACGAGAATACCGTGCTGTTCATCGACAAGGAGCCGCAGTATGACGAGGACGGGAAACCGCTCTATGATTACATGGTCAAGCGGGTCGCCAAGTCCCTCAATTCCATTTCCTATGCGGTCAGTAAGGTGACGGTATCGTGAGTCAGACGATCAATATTCCGCTCTCCGGGAGAGGGATTGAGCGGCTGATACGGGAAGCCGAGAACCGAAAGAATTGGCTTCAAGAGCGGACTGCGGTCTTTCTTGACCGGGTGGCGCAGGAGGGCATGGAGAGAGCTTCTGTCAAGTTCTCGCAGGCCGTTTATGACGGCACGAACGATGTTTCCGTGACGGTGGAACTCCGTGGGAACAATGTCCGAGCGGTTGTGGCGACAGGCGGGGCTACCCTGTTTATCGAGTTCGGCACAGGCGTGACCTATCCCGATAACCACCCGGAAGCCAGAGATCGCAATATGAAGCGTGGCGAGTACGGTCAAGGTCACGGCAAGCAACAGTCTTGGGGCTATTACGGCGAACCCGGCACGAACGGAGTGCTGAAAGAGAAGAAAAACGGCGGGTTCGTGGTCATCACCCACGGCAACCCTGCCAATATGCCGATGTATGAAACAAAGAAGGAATTGCAGTTCCAGCTTACCCGAATTGCGAAGGAGGTGTTTTCATGATTGATGTGGAGAGTCAAATCTACACGCCGATTGCGGAAGCCCTGAGAGCGCAGTTTCCCGGTATCTTGGTCAGCGGCGAGTATGTCAATGCCCCTACCCGTTTCCCTTATGTGAGCTTGGTGGAGCAGGATAACTACACCACGGAAGCTCACATGGACAGCGGCGATACGGAGAGGTTCGCCACGCTGATGTACGAGGTGAATGTCTACTCCGATAAGGCAGGCGGTAAGAAATCCGTTTGCCGAAAAATCATGAGGTTTGTGGACGATCTCATGTACGCCAAGAATTTCCGGCGTATTTCTCTGTCCCCGGTTCCCAATTTGGAGAACGCAACAATCTACCGTCTGGTTGCCCGATACAAGGCTGAAACGGACGGAACCACTCTTTATAGGAGGTAAATGAAATGGCTATTTCCACCTACAAGGTTTTTCTGATGAAGAAAGCCGACACTGGTGAACAGTGGAGCAAGCTGATCGACATTAAGGAGTTTCCTGACCTCGGCGGCGAACCCGAAATGCTGGAAACCACCACCCTGAGCGACAATATGCAGACCTACATCGCCGGTATCCAGTCCCTCGATGGTCTGTCCTTCACCGCCAACTACACGCTGGCTGATTTCCAGACCCTCAAGGCTTTGGAAGGCAAGAAGGTCAGCTATGCGGTCTGGTTTGGCGGCACCGAGAGCGATGGCACTGTTACTCCCGATGGCTCTAACGGCAAGTTCAGCTTTGACGGTGAGCTGTCCGTGTATCCCGTGGGCGGCGGCGTGAACGAAGTGGTGAACATGAACATCACCATCGCTCCTTCCACCCCCATCGCTTTCTCCACAACCTAAGACACCAATAATCGCCGTATTGATAAGGAGGATTTATCATGGCAAAGCAGTTGACAATCAATGACCCCACTACCGGTGTGACCTACACGCTGGAATACACCCGCAAGACCGTTGAAGCGATGGAGAAGAACGGCTTTGTTGCCGCCGATGTGGAGCGCAAGCCTATGACTCTGCTTCCGGCTCTGTTTGCCGGTGCGTTCCTCGCCCATCATCGGTTCGTAAAGCGTGATGTGATCGACAGCATTTACGCTCGTATGAACCACAAGGACGAGCTGATTGCCGCTCTGGTAGAGATGTATAACGACCCCCTGCTGAGTCTGCTGGACGAGCCTGAGCAGGAGGGCAACGAGGGAAACCTGAGCTGGAAGACCGGCTGGTAAGCGACCGATCTTCCAGAAGTGAGGGGGGCGGCGGCGACCATCGCCCCGCTCCCCTTCTCGCTTACACACCAAAGTTTTATGAGGTTTTCCCGTACTATCTTTCCATTGGCATGACCTATGAGCAGTTTTGGGAACAGGATTGCGAATTGGTGAAGTATTACCGAAAGGCGGCGCAAATCAGGCAAGACCTGAGAAATCAAGACGCTTGGCTCCAAGGAGCTTATTTTTACGAAGCGCTTATTGACGCTGCCCCGGTTCTTCGTGCTTTCGCCAAGAAGGGAACCAAGCCCACGCCGTATCGGGAAGGCCCCTATGAGCTGTTCAGTCGGCAGGATAAGAAACAGCAGAAGCAGCTTCAAGAAAAACACGATGACCAAGCCAAGGCATACATGGAAGCCTTTATGGTGTCGGTCAATAAGAAATTTCAAGAGAAAGGTGGTGGCGTAAGTGGCTGACAATGTGGAAATTCAGGGGTTGGAGTTTCAGATCGTTAATGACAGTACGCAGGCGGTCACAGGACTTCAAAACCTGATTAACACGCTCAATCGTTTGAAAACCGCTACCAACGGCGGCGCAACGGGTCTGAGCAAGACCGCTCAGGGTATTCGGGAGCTTTCCAATTCTCTGAAAGGCTTGAACAGCGGTGACGCTTCGCAGAAGATCACCCGGCTTACCAATGCGCTGACCGCTTTGAGTCAGGTTGGAAATGTGAAGATTTCTTCCTCCATCGCCAACCAGCTCACGGCAATCAACACCGCTCTCGCTGGCCTGAAATGGACGGACGGCGACAAGCTGACTTCCCTTGCCAACGGCTTACGCCCTCTCTCCGAGTTGGGTAAGGCTAATATGACCACCTTTATCAATCAGCTCTCCAAGCTGCCGAAGGTGATCGAGGATTTGGAAGCGGCGGACATTGATAAGTTCACACAGCAGATGACCGCCCTTGCCGCCGCCATGAAGCCTTTTGCCGATGAAATGCAGAAGGTGTCCAACGGATTCTCGGCGTTCCCGTCCAAAATCCAAAAGCTGATTACCAGCACAGAGAAATACAACGTTTCTGCCAGTAAAGCAACCTCCACTACCGGGAAGTTCACGAGCGGTTTGAAAGCGTTGAATGTCGCCGCTGTTGCACTTACTTTCCGCAAAATCGGTAATTTCATTGCACAGGCGGTCACGGAGTCAAACAAGTACCAAGAAGACCTGAACCTGTTCACGGTTGCTTTGGGGCAGTATGCAGATGAAGCAAAAGAATATGCGGAATATGTATCTGACATTATGGGTATCGACCCGGCACAGTGGCTCCGTAATCAGGGTATTTTCAATACGCTGCTGACCGGTTTTGGTGACACGGCGGAACGAGCGCAGCTCATGAGTCGAAACCTGACGCAGTTGGGTTATGACCTTTCTTCGTATGCAAATATTCCTATCGAAGACGCTATGCAGAAGTTACAGTCCGGTATTTCCGGTGAGTTGGAACCTCTGCGGCGCTTGGGCTACGATTTGTCGCAGGCACGGTTGGAGCAGACCGCTTTGAACCTTGGTATCAAGGAAAGCGTTGCGAACATGACGCAGGCAGAAAAGGCCGAGCTGAGATACTACACCATTATGACTCAGGTGACAACCGCTCAGGGTGATATGGCGAGAACGCTGGAAGCTCCCGCAAACCAGCTTCGTATCTTGCAGGCACAGCTTACACAGGCCGCACGAGCTATCGGTAACATCTTCATTCCCGCACTGAACGCGATTCTTCCCTATGCAATCGCTGTTGTTCAGGTCATTCGAGAAATCGCCAATGCCCTTGCCAACCTTGCGGGTTTCAAGTTGACGGAGGTGGACTATTCAGGAGTGAATAGCGCTGCTGTCGGCGCTGGGTCTTTGGCTGATAATCTCGATGACGCTGCCGGTGCTGCCAAGAAGCTGAAACAGTACACCGCAGGCTTTGACGAGCTGAATGTCTTTGCCCCCAACACGGGAAGCGGTTCCGGGGCGGGTGCTGGTGGCGCAGGCGGATTTGATTTCGATTTGCCCACCTACGATTTCCTTGGTGACGCTGTGCAGACCCGCATTGGTGAAATCAAGAAGATGATTGAGGACACTCTCGCAGAGATCACCACGATTGTTTCCGGCTTTATGCTGGCGGTAGGTGCAATTCTGGTCGTAACCGGCGTGAATATTCCGCAGGGTGTCGGCCTGATGGCGGCGGGTGCGGTCGGCCTTGCGGCTACCGTTGGGCTGAATTGGACTGCTATGAGTAGCGAACTGGCAAGTACGCTGGCTCTCATTACAGGTGTTGTCGGCGGCTTCCTGCTGGCTCTTGGTGCGATTATGGCGTTCTCCGGGGCGAACCTTCCTCTTGGTATCGCTTTGATGGCCTTGGGAGGGGCAAGCCTTGTATCTGCCGCTGTTATCAACTGGCATAACAGTGACCGACACCTCACTGACGCTTTGACCACCTTAACGGGAGTTCTGGCGGGTGCTTCTCTGGCGGTAGGCGCTATGTTGGCCTTTACCGGGGTCGCAACCGGGCTGGGTATTGCGCTGATGGCTGTTGGTGCTGTCACGCTTGTATCTGCCGCAGCTCTGAACTGGAACAGTATCCCGGACGCTCTGGCTTCTCCCTTGTCCAGAGTAGGATTGCTGGTCAGCGGAGCAACCTTGGCTCTCGGCGCTATCCTCGCTTTCTCCGGGTGTATGCCCCTCGGTATTGCGCTGATGGCGATTGGTGCTACTTCTCTGGTTTCCGTAATGGCTCTCAACTGGAATGGCCTGAGCGATGAAATCCAGAATGTGATTGCCATTATTACCACGCTTGTATCTGTGGCGTTCCTCGCTATCGGTGCGGCACTGGCGTTCTCCGGGGCGAATATCCCGTTGGGTCTGGCTCTGCTGGCGGCTGGTGCGGTCACAATGGGTACGGCTATCATGCCGAACTGGAATGATCTCTCCGACAATGTTCAGCAGAAGATCAGCATGATTACCACCGTTGTCGGCGGCGCTCTCTTAGCGGTCGGCGCTATCCTTGCTCTGAGCGGAGTCGCCCTTCCTCTCGGTCTTGGCCTGATGGCGGCTGGCGCATTGAGCCTTGGCGCTGTTGCTACCCTGAATTGGGATTTTGTGGTTAATTCCATTAAGAAAGTCGTATCGGTCATCACGGGTATTCTCAGCGGCGCATTGATCGTTCTCGGTGTCCTGCTGTGCCTGAGCGGTGCGGGTGTTGGTCTTGGTCTTGCGGTACTGGCGGCGGGTCTGTCCCTGTCGTATGCGGCATGGACGCTGGACGATAACCCCATTACTCGCTTTGTACGACAGATGGCGAACTCCATCATTGGACTTGTGAACGGTGTCATTGACGCAATCAATGATATGTTCCATATCCAGTTCAATGGCCTATCTGTTATGGGTATCACGCTTATTCCTGCGTTTGATATTCGATTGGTGGATATTCCGCACATTCCGTTCTTTGAAGACGGCGGCTTCCCGAACGAAGGACAGCTCTTTATCGCCCGTGAAGCGGGTGCGGAAATGGTCGGTGCGATGGGGCGCAGAACGGCGGTTGCCAACAATGACCAGATCGTTGAGGGTATCTCCGCAGGCGTGTCTATCGCCAATGACGGTGTGATCGCTGCCATTTACGCTCTGCTGAATGTCGTGGAAGAAAAGGATATGTCCGTTGTCATTGGTGACAATGAAATCGGTCATTCCTACGACCGCTACAAGGAGAAGCGTGGTCGGCAAGTATCTACTGGCGTGTTCGCCAATGCCTACTAAGGAGGGCTGAGGAAATGCAAAGTTTCATTACAATCAATGGCACAAAGTTTCCTCAGCCCCGCAGGGGCTTAGAGCTGCTGTCTGCCACCATCGTAGACTCTGCCAGAAACGCCAACGGCGTTGTGGTAGGCCAGAAGGTAGGCAGAGATCAACAGAAGCTCAACAACCTCTTTTGGGGCTATCTGACAGCGGAACAGTGGTCTACCATGTTGCAGATTTTTGATAAGAACTTCTTTGTGACAGTCACTTATCCCGACATGGTAAACAACCGTTGGACAACCCGAAAGATGTACCCCGGCGACCGCACGGCAACCCCGTACCATCTTGACCCGAACACGGGGCTTCCTGCGGACTACATCAACTGTAAAGTCAATATCATTGACTGCGGCGAACCGTTCTAAGGAGGTGTAGCCGTGAAACAGGTAAGCAACGCTTACAAGCTGTCGATGAAGTCTTTGCTTCGTGAGCAGTCCTTTGTGGAGATCACCTTCTCTCAAGTAGACACTGCAGCGGCAACAGACGGTAATTGGGTCAGCAACGGGGCACAGAGCTATTCTGAGTTCGACACGCTGGACTACGGATATGATTATCAGGAGTCCTATGCTGCGTTGGAGCTGAACCGGTGGGCGCTGGACGGAAATACGGTCATCGTTCCTTCTTCCGGGACGATGTATGACGGCTTTGTTTCGAGCCACATGAGTAATGCTGAGGGCAAGTTTACCACCCCTGCGGTGCTGACTCGTGCTTTCAGCAATCCTCATACCTTCCCCGGTATCACGCTGACTTTTGACACCCGCTATCAGGAATGGCCTGACACCGTGACGGTTGATTTCTACCTGAATGGGGCGGTGCTGGAAAGTCTGACCCTTCCCGTAGAGGGAACAGAGTTGGTCATCAACACGAAGGTCGCTTCTTGTGACAAGATCGTGTTGACAATGGGGAACACCCTTCCGTACCGCCGACCTCGGTTGCAACAGGTTCTCTACGGTGTGCAGAAGAAATTTGGAAATAATGACATTGTTTCCATTAAGGAGTCTCACGATGTAGACCCGCTCTCCCGCAGACTGCCGCAGGAAACCATGCAGTTCGTTCTTTTGGACTACGAACACAATTATGACCCGGATAACCCGAAAGGCATTTATGCCTATCTGAATAAGAAGTCACCGATTTCTCTCCGATACGGTTATATGCTTCCCACGGGTAAGGTCGAGTGGCTGAAAGCGGACAAGTATGTGTTGAACAGCAAACCGAAAGCCGCCAAAAATCAGGCTACCTTTACGGGTACAGGTCTGGTTAGAAGTATGACCGGAACCTTTTACAAGAGTAAGCTCGGTTCCAAAAACTTCTATGACATGGCTGAGGAAGTGCTTTTGGACGCAGACCTGACGCTGACAGCGCAGGGTACACACCCATGGGTGATTGACCCAACCTTGAAGCAGATGTTCACTACGGCGGCGCTTCCTATTGACTCGCACATGAACTGTCTGCAACTGATCGCTCACGCCTGCCGCTGCAGCCTGTTTACAGACGATGACAATATCATTCACATCAAGCCTTTTGGCGTGACTGTGGTTGGTATTTACAGCGGCGTATGGGCAGATAACGGTCATCTGTGGTACAGCGAGTGGGACACTGTTGACCGTGGCAATAAGGTCGGTAACACCTATGCGGCGTTGGAACTGAACCGCTGGACACTGGACGGTGGAGATCAGGTCATTGTCGAAGACACCGACCCCTCCGGTCGAGGGTTTATCAGTGAAGCGATGACTGCGGCAGATGGCACTTATACCACGAAGCCGACCTTCACCAAGACCTTTGATGTTTCTCACGACCTTCCCGTACTGACTCTCCGCTTTGATACCCCCTTGGACGAGTACCCCACCTCTATTCAGGTAAAGTATTACGCCGGGACGAAGCTGCTGGACACGCAGACCGTGAAGGGTATTACTTCTGCGGAAGTGTTTGTCAACAGCGAAGCGGCGATTGACTGTACCAAGATCGAGGTAACGATGGACGGTGGCCTGCCGTACCGCCGTATGCGGGTGAGCAAGCTCTACTACCGTGAAACGGACTTCACGCTGGATTTTGACTCGATTGATAAGGACTCACAATCCATCGCAAAAATCGACCAGCTCAAAGCGGTGTCTGTCGCCAAGTATGCGTACACGGCGGCAAATGATACCACCAAACTTTTCGAGGGAACGACCACCGAAACTCAGCTTCATGTCGAGTTCTCTGGTCTTGCACAAGATGTTTCTATCTCTGTTTCTGGCGGCTCGTTGGTATCCTCCAACATTTACGCCAGAGCTGCGGATTTGGTGTTATCCTCCGGCACTAAAACCGTAGTCATTACCGGCAAAACTCTGTCTGAGAACTCGGTGGTCGTTTCCTATCCCGTGGCTCTCGATGGAGAAATCGACAAGGAGGAAAACCCCCTTATCACCAATGATACGATGTGTCAGGCTCTTGCCAATCATGTAAAGAGTTATCTGCAAATGCGGAACACCTATGAGGCCAATTACCGGGGCAACCCGGAAATGGAAGTGGGTGACATTATCGGTTTGCAGACCCTTTACACTGACGAGATGGACGCTCTGATCTTGGTGGACGAAATCACTTTTGACGGCTCTCTGAGCGGAAAGATGACGGTGAAAGGCTTGATATGAGTGTAATTGATAATCTGATTTTCGACAGAACCCAAGCCGATGTTGACCGTGTATTTGAACTGAAAAACAAAATCCTGACCGGGGGAGGGCTTTCCGCTCTCACCTCGGAGGAACAGACAGAATACATGGCCGGAATGAAAGGGGCTTACAACTACACCGATTTCAACCGGATTGGGGAGGCAATCTCCTATCTGGTAGAACGCATGAAAGCCCTGGCTATCTATGATGACAGCATTATCCCGAAGGTGGATTGGGCGGTGGGAGATTGGCCCACGCAGAGTCAGATTTCCAATCTTCTGACCTGTCTGACCAAACTGAGAGCCAAACTCAATCTACCGGCAAATGCCCCTTCTGTCCCTGGGTCTATGGACTACATGACCTATCAACTGGCAAATGACATTGAGCAGTTGCTTTTCATGATCGACAGCAGAGTGACGCAAACAACCGCTCCCTTCCCCTACACGGGGGTTCGGTACTGCGGACAATAAAAAGGAGGAACATGAAACGCTATGAAAGACACCACCATCAAGGGCAATGGAAAGTCCAGTATCATTCGGGCACCTTCCGATATGCCCGCTACCTTCGAGGAATGGAGGCAACAGCTTATCGCCGGAAACGGCTACTTAGATGTTGTTCTGAACACCGACACCACCGGAGCAAACGCCGGTTGTGATGTGGTGGGAACACCTCTGAGCAAAGCAAATCTGCTGGATGATACCACGAAAGCGGCACTGGAACTGGATGGGGCTGACCCCACGGTGAATGACGCTCTCTACGCCCTGAACCAGAAGGGTTCTCCTGCTGAGGTGCGTGTCATCGCTGATATAGGCTCGACCGTCACCATGAGCAGGGGCGGTAAAACTCTGACCGGCAAGGTTGCTTCGACCGGCTATGCCGCTCTGTACCCGACCGAGCTGGGTGACTGGACTATCGTGTTTACTTACAACGGTTCTCAGAAAACCAAGGTTTACACGCTGGAAGTCATCGGTATCGTGTATGTCTATCCCTTTGTAGTTGGCGCTACGCTGGAAACTACCTCTTGGGACAACATCGCCGCTGTTTCCAAGTTCGGTCAGGCTCCGAACTACTGGAAGGTCGGTGACAAGAAGAACATTACAGTCAACGGCGTGACCTATGCGGCACAAATCATCGGCTTTGACCATGATACTCTGACCACCGCAGATGGCGGTCGCACCAAGGCGGGTATTACCTTCCAGTTGGTTGACTGCCTGAAAACCACCTACTCTATGAACGGCTCCAATACCAATGTGAATGGCTGGCGTGGTTCCACTATGCGTACCTCCACAATGGCAACACTGCTGAACCAGCTTTCCTCTGACCTGAAAAGCGTGTTGAAGTTCGTCAACAAAGTGACCAGCGTGGGTAACAACAGTTCCGGTCTGGAAACCACTTCTGACAAGCTGTTCCTTCTGTCCGAGATCGAAGTCTTTGGTGCTACTCGGTATTCTTACGCTGGTGAGGGTAAGCAATACGAGTATTATACCGCTGGCAACAGCACCATTAAGAAGGTCAATGGTTCTGCGTACTACTGGTGGGAGCGTTCTCCTTATTCCGGCGACACCATCGGCTTCTGTTGTGTGGGCGCCGGCAGTAACGGCGCCAGCACCTCCAACTATAGCGGCGCCAGCTACTCCTTTGGCGTGTCCTTCGGCTTCTGCGTTTAATCCCCAGTTTCATCAACACCAATCCCGCCCCGTCAGGGGCGGTGTAAGAAAGGAATGTTGGCGTGTCAGTCATCAAAGCTATGCGTGGCGAAAGCTCCATGCAGTTCATCGAAACCGCCAGACGGTTAGAGCTTCACGCTTTCTCCGTCTGCACCAAGGCTCCTAAAAGATACGCACCTCTGCTGACAAACCGTATCTTCGAGCTAGCTTCCACGGTTCATGAGGAAGTCCGAGCGGCGAACAACATCTACCCGCACAATCAGCATGAAGCGCAAATGCGGCGAGATCACCTGATTAACGCCAACATCGCCCTTCAAAATCTCAGCCCGAAGCTGACTTTGCTCTATGACGCTATTCTCCAAAACCCTGAAAAATGTCCGTGGATTGACCACGCTATGAAGGAATTTGGAGAGTACATCACGGACGAAGCACAGCTTATCTCCAAGGTTCGGAAAGCTGACCATGAGAGGTATAAAGACCTCCCGGCATGAGTTTTTCATTGGGTCAAGCCCTGTAATTGTTACCGTTTCTGCGAACAACTGGTGGGAGCGTTCTCCTAATTCCGGCAACACCAACAACTTCTGTAATGTGAACAACAACGGCAACGCCAACAATAACAACGCCAGCAACTCCAACAATAACAACGCCAGCAACTCCAATGGCGTGTCCTTCGGACTCTGCAACTTCGCATAGGTCAGTCGTAGTAACCCCTTTGGGCGAAATCAGTACCTTTTGCAGAGGGAGGGCTTGTTCCCGGCTACCAAGCCAAAACACCCCGTCCGATGTAGTCAGCCGGACGCTTCTTGCATGGTGAGCGATTGTACGGTAGCTCATTTCATGGCTGGTACTACTACGCAGTTAGAACCCATACCCAACAATCATACTGTACGGAGGGAAATCTTTTTCATGACCAGTGCGGAAAGAAGAGAAATCCGTTATCAAAGAAGAAAAGCCAAACGGGAAGAGGCTCGTAGAAAGCGAAGTATGGCCTGTGGCGATTTTGAAGAGGTCTTTTCTTTCCGACACCTATATCTTTCGGGAAAGAAGTGCTGTAAAGGTGTTTATTGGAAATCTTCCACACAACGCTATATCGGCAATATCATCCCGAACATTGCCCTGACAGCGAAATCGCTGAACGAGGGTAATTTCTACCACCGTGGCTTCCATGAGTTCACCATCATGGAGCGAGGTAAGAAACGGTATATCCGCTCTGTTCATATCACAGAACGGGCCGTGCAAAAGTGCCTGTGTGATTACTGCATTGTCCCGATCTATTCATCCTCTTTCATCTATGACAACTCGGCCAGTCTGAAACACCGTGGTATGGACTTCGCCCTGCGGCGTATGATCTGCCACTTGCAAAAGCACTATCGGAAACATGGTTTGGCCGGTGGCATTCTGATTTTTGACTTCAAGAGTTATTTCGATGAAGCACCACATGACCCCTTAGCTGCGGAAGCAAAGCGGCGGCTCCATGATGACCGTGTGCGTTCCCTGCATGATAGCTTCATTTCGGATTTTGGGCCAGTGGGTTTAGGGCTTGGAAGTCAAATCTCTCAGACAAATGCCCTGCTTCTTCCAAGTCCGATTGACCACTATTTCAAGGAAAAACTTCGTATTAAAGGCTACGCCCGGTATATGGACGATGGATATGCCATTCATGAGGACATTGATTTTCTCAGAACCGAAGGAATGTTTGGGCTGGAAGAGATGACCCGGAAGTTAGGTCTGCGGCTGAATTGGAAGAAAACACGGGTTATCCCGCTGGCTGATTTCTACCGGTGGTTGAAGACCAAGTTTATCCTTACCCCGAGCGGTAAAGTTGTCTTGAAGATGAACCCTGACTCTACCAAGATCATTCGGCGTAAGCTGCGAACCTTTCATGGAAAGTGGGAAAGAGGTGAGATGACGGTTGCGGACATTCGGAGTTCCGTAGAGAGTTATCACGGGCACATGAAGCGAGGAAACAGTTTTAAGGTGCGAGAGAACACCAATCAGTATTTCAAATCATTGTACGGGTTCTACCCGGACGAGAAAGGTTGGAAAAGCCATGTATAAAATCATCAAGAAGGACGCAGTTCTCGGCATTGTGAGCAATCTAACTTGGGTATGTATGCAGGAAAACGGCTGCTACGGCCTGACGGTCGAGGACAATGCACAGGGTATTGCCTTGAACGGTACCGTGTACCATGTCAACGGACACCCCGAACTGGACGGTGCTGAAACGGTTTCGGTCGAAGAAGTGGACGATGGCGTTTACGCTTCCAGTCTGACCGCTCTGCTGACTGACCCGAACGACATTCGTAATTCTGAGCAGTTCCGCAAGGCTGTTCAGATGTTCGCCAAAAGCCTTGACGAAGACTCTGCGATGGTGGTTGCAACCATCTATGACCCCTATCAGGTCGGTCATGCCTATGCTGTTGGTGATTATTTCACCTACGGTGTGAACGGTGTAGGCGACCCGCAGCTCTACAAGGTAGTACAGGCGCACACTTCCCAAGCAGATTGGAAGCCTAACGCACTTCCCGCTCTCTACACGCCGATTGGCCTGACCCCCTCCGGCTACCCTGTGTGGACTCAGCCCACGGGCGCTCATGACGCTTACAACAAGGGTGACATCGTGAGCTACAACGACAAGCTGTACCGCAGTCTGATTGACGGAAATGTGTATTCCCCGGACGCTTATCCCGCTGGCTGGGAAGAATACACCGGCAAATAAAAAAGGGGGCAGGACATGAGTGACGCAATTCTGGTCGCTATTATCACGGGTGGTCTGAGCCTGCTTGGTATCATCTACTCGTCCGACAAGTCTGCCAGTAAGGTTGACGCAAAACTGGACAAGCAGCAGGCGGTCATCGAAACCAAGTTGAACGAACTGACCCGTGAAGTGCAGGAACACAACAATTTTGCAAGGCGTGTACCTGTGGTTGAAGAACAGATCAAGGTCATCAACCACCGTATCGAGGACTTGGAGGGCTTTCACAAGCCTGCATGACCCGAAAGTAAGGTGAAAAAGGTGAGTAATCGGGTCAAAATCCCTATAACTTTCTCTTAGTATGCGCGTATTAGAGGGAGTTTATAGGAAAAACGCCCGATTACTCACCTAACTCACCTAAATTAAAAATTGGAGGTAAAAATTATGCTCGAAACCATTTTGCACAACCTGACGAACATCGGCTGGGCTATGCTGATTTTTCTGTGTGCCTACCTTTCCAATGTATCCTTTTCTCTGTATTACAACATCAAAGTCCTGCTGGAACCGTTCAGCAAGGAAAAGCTGATAAACTCCGGCTTGAAGATTACCGCTTTTGTCTGCGGTCTGACCCTGCTGTGTGTGGCTATTACCACGCTGCCGCTGTTTGCGGATATGGTCGGGTGGGAAATTCCGACTGAGTATGTGGATATTTTCAGCAATTTGGTGATTATTGGTGCGGTACTCATGGTGTCCTGCAAGTACATCACAGAAGCATTTACGAAGTTCAAGGCCATTTTGGACGCTACCAAGGAGGGTAAGAGCTATGATGAAATCAAGTGAACTGGTCGCCAAGGTCGTTGATATTGCCAAGCACTACAAGACCCTGTATGTCATGGGGTGCTTTGGTGCGCCGCTGACCAACACAAACAAGTCTCGGTATATCAAGAACCACCCCTACAACATGGCGGCAGCTCGTACCTCTATGATTATGGCGGCGACCCCTGACACCTTCGGCTTTGACTGTGTGAACCTTATCAAAGCCGTCTTGTGGGGCTGGACTGGTGATAAAACCAAGTCCTACGGCGGCGCAAAATACGCCACCAACGGCGTACCTGACGAGGGCGCTGACACTATGATTAAGAGGTGCAAGGACGCTACTGTTTCCGGGTGGGACAAGGTTGACCCCGGCGAAGTGGTGTGGACTACGGGACACATCGGTGTGTATATCGGAAACGGTCTGGCGGTCGAGTGTTCCCCTCGTTGGGCGAACAATGTGCAGATCACCGCTGTCGGCAACATCGGAAAAAAGAACGGGTACAATACTCGTATGTGGAAGAAGCACGGACACCTCCCCTATGTGACCTACGACAAAACCGTGACCCCCACACAGCCCGAAACAGTCAAGCCCGTTCCTACCACTGAGGTCAAGGCAAAGGGTGTTGCACGGTCTTTCAATAAGGCCGTGGCAGGTACTTACACCGTGACTGCTGGTGCTGGCCTGAATGTTCGTGACGCTGCGGGGACAGACAGTAGAGTGCTGGTGACAATCCCCAAGGGAACCACCGTCAAGAACTACGGTTACTATACCGTTGTAAACGGCGTTAAATGGCTCTATGTGGCTTTCTCGCACAAGAGGGTAAATTATACTGGCTTCGTGCATGAACGCTTCCTGAGCCGCTGAGAGGGCTTCCTATGGACGGTAAACGAGTGCAACCTAAGCCGAAGAAGAAAAGAATGAGAAAGCGCACGAAGTTCACGATCTTGTCCATCTTCAATCTGACTTGGTACGCCGTTGTGGTTCTGATTTTGAACGCCTGCGGTCACACAGTTGACACAGAATTGACAGTCGGATGGTTTGCGGCTTGGACTGCCGAACTCGCCATTCTGTACGGTATTAAGGTCAAGTCAAAAGAAACCTCAGACGAGGACGCTCAGGGGTGAGAAAATGCAAGTGCTGAAAGAAATCACGCTCGACAAGGTTATCAATCTCTACGAGGGTCAAGTCGTTCACGACAAAAAGCAGCTCATTGAATGGGACGATCATCGCCGCACTCCACTCTATGAGCTGAAAGAACGAACTCTGGCTCAGGACAAGATGATCTTGGGTGCGCTGAAATGCGCCAGAGCGAACGGGTATTCCGGCGAAGAATAAAAGAAGACACTCCCTACCGATTAAGGTAAGGAGTGTCTTTTGGTTTGAACGAACACCGTTCCCCACACAATGTAGGGTTCGGATATGCGCTCAATGGTACACTCAGACTCCCCAAAATCGAACCCTGTCGCTTCTTCGGCGGCGGGGTTCTTTTCTACCCGGAAAGTCTTGGTTTTGCAAGAGGTTAGGTTATATGCGGTAGTGATTTTATACCCGTCAGGTTCGTCCCACACTGTAACGGAGTTGACGAGCAAATCAATGAGCCGTCTGCGGAAGTTTTCGTCTTCGATGTTCCCGTATTTGAACTGACTCAACCAGAATACGATTTGGTCACGGTCAATTCGGTAGACGAATTTTTCCTCAGCTTTGATCTCTTTGTTGAGGGTTTTCTTTTCATGTTCGAGCTGGACAAGGCGGTTCATCAATGTTTCAGAAGCAATACCCTTTTCGATGGCGGCGGTGATATTCGTGATTGACTTTTCGACCTCTGACAGTTGAGCGGTCAACTGCGGAATGTGCGTGTCGTTTATCAAATCCTGTTCGCTCTGTCGGATTGCCATGTCTGCAATTTCATCAATGAGCTGATCGGTCAAAAGGTTAAGAGCGTCACGGGCTACTATCCCTTCGATGTAATCTTTTTTCAAAGGCCGCTTGTCACACCCAAGTTTCCTCTTTTTCGTGTAGCAGGAATAGTAGTGGTAGACCTTGCCGTGTCTACCGGCTCCGCTTTCACCGTTCATAGAAGCCCCACAATGACCGCAGAACAGCTTTCCAGACAAGAGGTAATCTACCTTAGCCTTGCCCCTTGCCGGGGCTGTGGCGGTCTTAGAAAGCCGCCGCTGTACCGTTTCAAACAGCTCCTTGTCAATGATGGCGGGAATACCATTTTCAATGACAATATCTTTGTAGGTGTAAGTGCCGATGTAGCGAGTATTACGGAACATGGCCTTAAAGCTGCTACGGTTGAACTCTGTGTTTTTAGCAGTCTTATATCCGGCAGAGTTAAACTTTCGGCAAATGTCAGCTACGCTTTCGCCGTTGGCGTAAAGAGAGAACGCTTCTTGAACGATGTGAGCGGTGTCAGGGTCAACGACCAGCTTATGATTTTCCACTTTGTATCCGAGGGGGATATGACCGCCTACGCTGTGGCACTTCAAGGCAGACTCACGCATACCTCTCGTGACCTTCTGTGACAGCTCGGCAGAGAAAAACTCAGCCATACCCTCTAACACAGATTCCAAGATGATACTCTCAGGGCTGTCGGTGAGGTGTTCTGTGGCGGAGAGGACTTTCACGCCGTTCTTCCGCAGACGCATTTTCATAATCGCACTGTCATTTCGGTTACGAGCAAAACGGTCGAGCTTCCAGACGATGACATATTCCCAATTCTGCTTTGCACTATCCGAAATCATTTCCATGAGGTGAACCCGCTTTTCCACATCTTTACGAGCGGTCGTTGCTCGGTCAACATAGATTGCTACAATGCGGTAGTGGTTTGCTTTACAGAAGGCACGGCAGTCACGAAGCTGCCCTTCAATGGATTGGTCACTTTGACCTGTGGAGCTATACCGAAGGTAGATAGCAACATTTTGATCTCCATTGTAGAGTGTATATGGGTCTTCCTGAAATTGAGAGATTTCTTCCTCTGTCAGACAGGAGAGGTCGATTGGAAATTTTTTCATGCAAATCTCCTTTTTAACTCCATGACTCTACCGACAAAGCGCAATCGTCCAATTTCAACACCACCAAAAACACGGGGAGGATAGTGTGGATTAAAAGAGCGAAGGGTCACAGTATCTTCATCAATACTGATTTTCTTAACAAATCCTTCTTCGTCATCAACAATGACAACCATAAGAGTATCTGTTTCAGGAGGTGTGTCCTTTTTAACCAGCACTAAATCGTGATCGTCTAAGACTGGCGACATACTATCTCCGTCCACTTGCAACCAGAAACAATCGTCACAGTCATATTCGGGGTCAACCTGTTCATATCCCAATGCTTCTTGCTGAGCGATGACACCTTTTCCTGCGGACGCATGACCGAAAATAGGTCGTTTGCAATTTTTTTCATAAGGTTCTGTGGTCAAACCAACAGAGGACAAGTGAAAGAGAGGGTCGTCAGTTTCGCCTTTCAAATACTCAGCCGTTGTTCCAAGATTGATAGCGAGAGTTTTCAAATCTTCATCTGAAATCATGCGGTCAGGCTTTTTATCTACATCATTCAAATAATACTTGGGACGGTCGATAAGTTTGCAAATATAGGTGACGCTTTTCCCTTGTTGTTTAGCTAAATCTCTAATACGACTTGTGTTCATAAATACCTCCTTCAAAAAATATCCTACTTTTTTAGGATTTTCTATTGACAATCCTACAAAGGTAGGATATACTTTGGATTGTGAACAAGAGATTTTGACAACAAAAACCCGACCCCCGAAAGGTTTTCTTTTTTTCGGCGGTTGCTGTGGTCAATGGTTTAATTGTCTGGCAAGTAAATTGTACCATTACGCCCACTGGTTGTCAATAAATATTGTTCTCAATTCAAAGAAAGGAGAGGTTTTGTGAAAGAGCGTGAGAAAATTCGCTATCGCCTGAGCGTCAATCACCTGTCGTTTGCATGGCTGATTGATATGCTCCGAAAGCGGGGTATTGAAACGAACGGCCCTGTCCTGAGTGCAATTCTCGCAGGAACTCGTAACGGCCCTTCTGTGGACAAGATCATCGCTGAGTCTATCGACATTCTGGACTGGTATGAACGGCAGATTGGCGGTGTGTCATGAGCAACAGTGCATTTGCCCCGGAAGTGCGAGGGCAGGCCAAAGCGTTCAGTTCACTTCTTGCCCGATCTGTCCGAGAGTTCTTCAAGGACGAAACGAATCGCAAGCGGTTCGAGAGCTGGTACGAGCAGAAGTACGGAACACCGTATCAATGGAAACCTATGGTTTGGAGGAACAGATAATGAAAAAGTTTTTTGGAGTATTGGCATTTCTCTCGTTTTTCTACCTGTTGGGTGTCGTTGGTGCGGTAGAGCAAGATACAATGGCTCTCGGCGCAGGCATGGTTCGTATGGGTATCGGCCTTGGCTGCTTCTGGTTGTTCTGTGAGCTGTCCGGTGCGTTTTATCCCACCCCGCCGAGAAAAAGAAAGAGCCGCTGACGGAACTGGTACTTCCATCAACGGCAAGCGTAAAAGCTCAATCTGATTATATCAGAACCTATCACTTTGTAAAGGAGAACTTTATGAATAGCACGATTGCGAAACTCGCTGACGAGTTCGAGAAGATGGAGAAAACCATCGCTTCTCAGAAGAAGATGATTGAAACCCTTATGCCTACGGGCTATGTGGATACCGATACCGTCAAACTTCACCTTAATTCTGTGTATGGTGTCATGTTCGGCGGTCGCCCCTCTCCGAAGCGCTGCAAGCTGGAAGACTGTTCTTGGGACGAGATCAATATGTATTCCTCCTTCGGCCTTGCTGACAAGATGTTCGAGGTCGGTGATACCAAGAAGTTCCGTCTGGCTGACGGCTCCTACCTGACTGCCCGTATCATCGGGTTCAACCATGACTACGCAAGGGACGGCAGTCTGGTTCATATCACCTTTGAGACTGTGGAAACCCTTGACGGTGACATTCCTATGAATGAGAAGTCTACCAATGAGGGTGGCTGGGACGCTTCCTATCTCCGTGCCAAGCTCAACGGCAACTTCTTCGAGAAGCAACTTCCCGCTGATTTGAAAGCGGTCATTAAGCCCGTGGTGAAGATGACCGCCAAGAGCAGCAAGAACGAAGTGCGGGTTCCTTCTGTTGACAAGCTGTTCGTTCTTTCTGAGCAGGAGGTCTTCGGTCGCAAGATTTATTCCTGCGGTTATGAGGGTAAGTGGTACGACTGGTACAAGCGAGAGAACACGCCCTATGGCAAGTGCAAGCAGAATGGTGAGAGGGATTGGAGATGGGAGCGTTCTCCTCGTTCCGGCAACGCCATCAACTTCTGTTGTGTGTACAGCTCCGGCGGCGCCGGCAGTAACGGCGCCAGCATCTCCAATGGCGTGTCCTTCGGCTTCTGCATTTGATCGGGTATCTCGTAAATCCCGCCCCGTCAGGGGCGGTGAAAGGAGTGAAAACATGAATGTCAATCGCAAGGTTGGCACTGGCTTTGAAAGAGACTTATGCCTGAGCCTGTCGGGTTGTGGCTTTTGGGCGCACAATCTCGCTCAGAACAGTCAAGGTCAGCCGTTCGATGTGATTGCGGCTCGAAACGGTGTCAGCTATCCCATTGACTGTAAGGATTGTTCCAAGAACATTTTCAAGATGGAGCGTATTGAAGAAAACCAGTTTTCCGCTATGACGCTCTGGAAGGAAACCGGGAATGGAGAGGGCTGGTTTGCAATTAGGTTGATAACCGGTGAAGTTCGATTTATCTCCTTCTCTACGCTTTTGGAATTGTCCGTTTTGAGAACTGTACTATCTGCCAACGATATTAGGCGATACGGTATCACACTCGGAGAGTGGGTGTCCCAATGCAAGTAACTGTTGGCAACCAGCTCCGAATTGAGAACCCGTCTGAGCAGTTGCTTACATGGTGCAAGAAGCAGCTTATCCTTCCCAATCCTGAGTACGCCAAGAAAGTCCGTATGCACTTTTGGGTCGGCAACACCCCTGAGAAGTTGTACCTGTTCCAATGGGACGGTGACACACTGGTTCTTCCCTACGGGTGCTTGAATGATGTGCTGGCGATGGACGATTGCCACATGAAGGTCAATCTTCCTACACCTACCGAGGTGGACTTCGGTTGCACCATTCCGCTCTATGACTACCAAGTGGAAGCCAAGGAAGCACTGATAACTGCCTACTACGGTATTCTTCAAGCCCCTGCGGGGTGCGGTAAGACACAGATTGGAATTGCTGTTGCAGCAGATACAGGTCGAAGGACACTCTGGCTGACCCATACACGGGATTTGCTCGTACAGAGCAAAAGCCGAGCGGAGCAGTACATGAGTCCTTCTTTGACTGGCACGATCACCGAAGGTAGAGTTCAAATCGGTAAGGCAATCACTTTCGCAACGGTACAGACCATGTGCAACCTCGATCTGAACCAGTGCCGTGATGTTTGGGATTGTATCATCGTGGACGAGTGTCACCGTGTAGCCGGAACCCCGACCGCCATGACGCAGTTCTCAAAGGTGCTGAACGCTTTGGCAGCTCGACACAAGTACGGGTTGTCCGCTACGGTTCATCGAGCAGACGGTATGATTGCCGCCACCTACGCCCTGCTGGGCGGGATTGCTTATCAGGTGCCGGACGAAGCGGTGAAAGACAAGATCATGACCGTCAGCGTTTTGCCCCGTGCCACACACCAAGGACTCAGCCGTGAGTTTTTGGACACGGACGGTACGATCATCTACGCCAAGTTGGTTAATTTCCTCGCTGACCGTTATCCCCGGAATAACCTGATTGTCGCTGACCTCGTGGCAAACCGAGAGCACTACAATCTCATTCTCTCCGACCGGCTGACGCACTTGGAAACCCTGATGAACAGGCTTCCGCCCGACCTGAGAAAACAGGCGGTCATGATTGATGGGAAGATGACCACGAAGAAAGCCAAGGCTCTCCGAGAACAGGCCATTGAGGAAATGCGGCAGGGGCGTAAACGGTATCTGTTCGCCACTTACTCTCTGGCAAAGGAGGGCTTGGATATTCCCCGGCTCGACCGTCTGTACCTGACTACACCGCAGAAAGACTACGCTGTAATAACTCAGAGCATTGGTCGTATTGCCCGTACCTTCGAGGGAAAGGGAGAACCTATCGCCTACGATTATGTGGACGATGGTATCCAATACCTCGTGCGAAGCTACAAAAAGCGGTGTACCACCTACCGCAAGTGCGGTTGTAAATTCATCGAGCAGGAGGTGTCGAAGTGAAGTTAGGCAGTCTGTTTGATGGCAGCGGGACTTGTCCGCTTGCCGCTTCTGCGGTCGGTATTATCCCGGCATGGGCGAGTGAGATTGAGCCTTTCCCAAAAGCTGTCACACAGTCCCGTTTTCCCAAGATGGTTCACCTTGGCGATATTACCAAGATGAACGGCGCAGAAATTGAGCCGGTCGATGTTATCACCTTCGGCTCTCCGTGCCAAAATCTCTCGATTGCTGGGAACGGTAAGGGTCTTGCTGGTCAGGAGTCTTCTCTATTCTTTGAAGCAATCAGAGTTATTCAGGAAATGAGGTGTGCCACCAATGGGAGATTTCCTCAAATCGTCATTTGGGAAAATGTTTATGGAGCTTTTAGCTCGACACAGGGAGAAGACTTCCGAACAGTTATTGAAACTCTCTGGAAAATCTGCGAGGGAAACGATAGCGTTCCTCGATATGCGGAAGACAAGCAAGGACGGCAAAAATGGCCACACACCGGATTTGTCTTGGGAGATCATTCCTCTATCGCTTGGAGAGGACTTGATGCACAAGGTTGGGGAGTTCCCCAAAGACGCAAGCGTGTCTTCGTTGTCCTCGATCTTGGAGGTCAATGTGCCGGACGAATACTATTTGAGCGTGAGGGCTTGCGAAGGGATTTTAAGAAGGTCAGGCGAACGGGGCAAACCGTTAGACCCACTTCTGAAACAAGCCCTGTTGAACACTATCGTGTTTATGCAGTCGAAAATCACGCTCAAGACAGCCGAGTGTCCCTCGGACCCGATAACACCGTCCAAACCCTCGCTGGACGAATGGGAACAGGGGGGGGTAATGTCCCTTTAGTTCTTGTTCCATGCTTCGGACAGGCTTCCTATGATGAATATGCACCCACGGAACAAGCGGTTACGCTGAAAGCCACGGGTGGAAATTATGGGGGGGGTACTGAGACGTTGGTGTTAGAACCAATCGGAGCAGATTTTTACAATCAGGCTATTACGGGGGGGTAACGATGACATTGGCTGCCGCCAGACCTGACCACCATCATCTTCCATGTGCGCTTATCCCGTACACCTTGAAAATCCGCTCTGGTTGTGAGGGGGGGTAAGGGCGCTTTGATACAGGAAGATAAGAGCGCAACGCTCTCATGTAACAACGACCAGACTCTCTTTGTTCCCACACAGACCGAGAACGGTGAAGTCATTTATCTGGCTCGAAAGCTCACCCCTACTGAGTGTGCTTCCCTTCAAGGGTTCGAGAAAGATTGGTGTGCGCTGGTTCCTCATAAGGACTCTGCGGAGTACAAGATGTGGGGAAATGGCATGGCTTTCCCTTGTATGCTCTACATCATGGAGGGTGTTCAAGAAGTCCTTGCTGAAAGGTTTCTGGATAATCTCTTTGGAGGTGATACCACTGAACCTTGAACCTTTTATTTTCGACTGCGAGGTGTTTGCCTATGATTGGCTTTTTGTCTTCAAGAATAAGGTCACGGGGGAATACACCGAGATTTGGAATGACAATGAAGCGGTCGAACAGTTCATGACTCAAGAACCCCTGTTGGCAGGGTTCAACAATAAGCACTATGACCAATTCATTCTGAAAGCGGTTCTCTCAGGTTTCACGCCGGAGGAAATTAAGGCGGTCAACGATTTTATTATCGTTGGTGGTCACGAGGGCTGGGAGTACGCCCCTCTCCGTGACTGCGGGATTTTCTTCGATCAATATGACCTGATGGACGATTGCCAGATGGGGTTGTCCTTGAAAGCAATCGAAGCGCACCTCGGAATGGACATTCGTGAAACCACCGTTCCGTTCAACATCGACCGCCCTCTGACTGAGGACGAGAAGCAAGAGGTCGAGTTCTACTGCCGACACGATGTTGACGCAACCAACAGGCTGGACGATCTTCGTCAAGGCTACCTGTCCAGTAAGCTCACGCTGGGTCGTGAAAAGGGGCTGTATCCTGCAAAAGCCCTCTACATGACCAACGCCAAGTTGACCGCAGCTTACCTTGACGCAGAGCAGAAACCGCACTATGACGAGCGGGAATACCAGTATCCGCCGAAGTTGCTTCGTCAGTACATTCCGCAGGAAGTGTTCGACTTCTTCGAACGGTTGAAGGATAAGAGTATTCCTGACGAAGTGGTGTTCAAGGAAAAGCTCGATTTGATGGTAGGCGGCTGTCCTTGCACCATCGCCTACGGTGGTATTCACGGGGCTATCCCGTGTTACCGAGAGGAAGCCACGGAAACCCGCTCTATCCGCAACAAAGATGTTGCAAGCTACTATCCACACCAGATGACCTTGAACGGTTATTGTAGCCGAAATATTCCCTCCCCCGATGTGTATGCCGCCACCATTGAGCGGCGTGTTAAGGCAAAGAGGGCTGGTGATAAGGCTACGGCGAACGCTTTGAAGCTGGTACTGAACACCACCTACGGCGCTATGCTGAACCGCTACAACGACCTGTATGACCCGCTCATGGGGCGCTCGGTCTGTATCTCAGGCCAGTTGCAGTTGCTCGAAATGGCGGAACATCTTGTTCAGGACTGCTCCACCTTGAAGATCATTCAGCTCAACACCGATGGTATCATGGTCAGCCTTGATGACTGCGATGTGCCTGTGTATCAGGAAATTACGCAGGAGTGGCAGGACAGAACTGGCTTTGAGTTAGAGGAAGACCTTATCAAGATGATCTGTCAGAAAGATGTGAACAATTATGTCGAGGTTCCCTTCGAGGGCGACCCCAAAATCAAGGGCGGTGTTCTCGTTCGTGGAATTGCCCCGGCAGGAGCGTTCAACATCAACAATAACGCTTGCGTGGTTGCCAAGGCGGTCAAGGATTATCTGGCCTACGGTATCCCGGTCGAAGATACCATCATGAGCTGCGACCGCCTGCTGGACTTCCAGTTGGTCGCTAAGGCCGGGAGCAAGTATGGTGACGCTCTCCATGAGGTAGACGGTCAGATGGAGGTCGTACAGAAGGTCAACCGGGTATATGCCACGGAAGACCATCGGTGCGGAACCCTCTACAAAATCCACCTTGGCACTGGTAATCCCGTCAAGATTGCTGGACTCCCCGCAAAATGTGTCGTAGACAACGACAATCACCTGACGATTGATGTGGTTGACCGTGACTGGTATATCCGGCTGGCACGGCGTTATGTTCGAGATTTCCTCGGAGAGAAGCCACCCAAGCGAAATACCCGCAGAGTCAATTCCATCAAGAAAAAATTATTAGAAATGTTGGAGGTATAAATATGGCTACTACCAAGAAAGCCGCTGAGACTGCGGCGGTGGATTATTCCACCATGAATGTGTTCAAGAAGTTGCAACTTGCCCGTGTGCGTTTCCTCGAAGCTGGCGTGGATAAGAGCGGCAAGCACATGAAGCTCGAATATAAGTATTTCGAGCTGGCAGACATTGTTCCCAAGGCCGAGCAGATTTTCCTTGAAATCGGTCTGATGATGGTTCCGTCCATGTACGGCGACAAGGCGACCGCTCGTGTCTACAATGTCGATGACCGTGAGGACTTCATTGACTTTGTTGCACCGTATACCCCCATCGCCCCCATCGTGTCCAACGCTGGCAATCAGGTTACAAACGAAATGCAGGCGACCGGCAGCTCCATCACCTACATTCGCCGCTACCTGTGGCAGCTCGTTTTGGACATTGTGGAGCATGACAGTATCGACAGCGGCGAGTTTGACACAACTCCCGCACCCGCTCCCACCGTCACGAAGAAGCCCCCTGTGACCACTGAACAGCGTCAGGAAATCAAGAAGGAACTGACCGGCGCTCCCGCTGGTGCGGCTACCGTGGAACAGGTCAGTACGCTGAAAAGCCTGCTGAAAAAGCTCATGGATATTGACGCAGAGCAGGAGCAGTTCGTGCAGACCATCGCCATGAAGACCGAGGGTTTTTCCAAGATCGAAGCCGACAAGTGTGACGCTCTGATCGAAGGCGTGAACAATATGCTGGCTGGCTACGAAATGAAAACGGCAAAGGAGGGCTAAAGCATGATCGAAATTGATTGCCGCAAGTGCGTCAATGCAGACTTGGAAGCGGATTGCTGTAAGCTCTACGGTAACAATCCTGATACTGCCGTTCGGGAATGTGCCGCTGATGAATTTGTGAATTATAAGGAGGTAGACAAAAATGGAATGGCTTGACGGCAACAAAATCCAGATTATCCCTCCCAAGCGTCCGAAGAAGCTGACTGGTACTCGCTTCGCCACTATCCTCGGTCTGAACCCGTGGTCTACACCGTTCGAGATTTGGTGTGAAGTGACCCGCACCTATCAGAAGCCGTTCGAGGACACGATCTACACCATCGCTGGTAAGACCATCGAGCCTAAGCAGGCCGAGTACATGAAGCAGACCTACTTCATGAGCAATCTGGTCACGCCGACCGACATTTGGGGCAAAGACTACTTCCGTCAGACCTACGGTGACTTCTTCAAGGAAAGCCCCGTCCTCGGCGGTATGTGGGACTACTTGCTCTATGGCAAAGATGGTAAGCCCACCACCGTCCTCGAAATGAAGACTTCCAAGCGTGTCGAGGACTGGAAGGACGATATTCCTGAGTATTACGCTTTGCAGGCGGCGTTGTACGCTTACCTTCTCGGCGTGGACGAGGTTATCATGGTCGCTTCCTTCCTTGAACCCAAGGACTACGATAACCCTGAGAAGTTCGTGTGTAGCGGTGAGAATACCATCACCCGTCCCTTCAAGGTATCTGAGCGGTATCCTGATTTCGAGAAGAAGTATGTGAAGCCTGCCCTGAAATGGTGGAAGGACTATGTGGAGAGCGGCATTTCTCCCGCCTTTGACGAGCGCAAGGACGCTGAAATCCTGAAAGCCCTTCGCACCAACAACCTGTCTCCTGAAACGGATATGGCGGCGCTGGTCAAGGAAGCCGAAGACCTGAAAGACACCATGGAACGGATTTTGGCTCATGAAGGTATCCCGGACATGGAAAAGCGGTACAAGGTTGTGACTGACATGATTAAGAAAGCCGCAATCGCTCAATTCCGTGACGGTGACAAGAAGGTGTCTATCGCTGGCTCTACCTATAATTGGGAGGTCAGCCGCACTTCCACTACGAAGATCGACAAGGACGCTATGAAAGCGGACGGTGTTCTGGCGAAGTACACAACCACCGAGGACAGCTACCGCATTTCCCCGAAAATCATTAAGGAGGATTGACCTATGAAGTTTTCCAAGTTCGTGAAGTCCCTCGCCCCTGATGGCGGCGCTATCTATGAGTACATGGACGAACGCTGGCTTGCTTCCCCGTCCGTACTTATGCTCATTCCCGATGGTATCCGCAGCGTGACCGGGTACAGCAACGAGAAAATGCCTGATGGCATTGGTCGCCTGATTTCTCAGGTCGGTTGCACCGAGTACGCTACGCTGGTCAAGGCAATCATGCCTGAGCCGGACGGCGCAATCAAGGATTGTGTTCGTATCTTCGCCACGCAGGACAGCACCATGACCCTTCCCATCACCAATGATGACTGGTCGCTGATCGAGAAGTCTGACTTCTGCGAAATTCTGTATGCTTACGATCTGGAAAACGACAAGAGCGTACCGAAAGCCCTGCTGGTCAAGCAGTACGCCAAGTACCCCGATGATGAAGACCAGTTGGTTGGTATCATCTTCCCCTGCGAGTACACAGAACAGCTCAATTTCTACACCATGAAGGAGGACAAAAACAATGGCTAAAATCGGACTCACCGAGAGTTTCACCCTCATTCCCGAAGGTACTCATGTCTTTCAGATTACCGATGTGAAGTACAAGGAGGACTTCGGCAAGCTGGAAGTCTATATGCAGACGCAGACCGGCAGTAAGCACATCGAGCGCTTCTCTCTGCTGAAATCCGATGGCTCTCCCAACGAGGGTGCATACAACGCTTTCAGCTACTTCGCCAAGACTGCCCTCGGCAATTTCGATCTGACCGAGATCGACCACACTGACCTGATTGGTCACTTCATCGAGTGCGATGTGGAACATGATGTTCAGGAGAACAAGAAGAAGCCCGGACAGAGCATTATCTTCGTCCGTCTGGCCGATAAGCGCCCCTCTGAGGGCTGGGGTGGCTCTGGCAATACGGTTGCTACCCCCGCTGCTAAAACCGCTCCTGCGGCTTCTCAGGCCGCTCCTAAGACCCCGATGGATTTGGCAGCTCTCCTTGGCTGATACCGGGTGCGAGGGAGGGCTAAAATAAAACGCTCTCCCTCGCCAATGGTATGTTGAAAACTATGTTGAAAGTGAGGATAAGCTACAATGGCAGAAGCCTATATTTGTTCGCTCTCTAAGGTTCAGCGTCATGCTGAAATCTGCAAGGAGATCAACAATCTCTATGAGCGCAAGAACCATGACTACGGTGACAGCTTCCACCAGACCTTCGTGGAAGAAGGAATGGCGATGGCTCGTATCCGGTTGGGTGATAAGTTCAGCCGCTTCAAAACTCTCTCCCGTGGCGGTGAACAGAAGGTCAATGACGAGTCTATCCGTGACACCCTGATTGACCTCGCTAACTACGCCATTATGACGGTGGTGGAAATGGAGGTTGCCGATGACGCTGAATGATTATCAGAAAGCCGCCGAGCGCACTTCCGGCAACCTGACCTCGTGGGATAAGGTTCGCAACGGCTGTTACGGTCTGAACGGCGAAGCCGGAGAGTGCATTGACATTCTGAAAAAGACCGAGTTTCAGGGTCATGACTTCGACCCGATGAAGATGGTTGACGAGCTGGGCGATGTTCTCTGGTATGTCGCACAGTTGGCGACCGGCTTGGGTGTGACCCTCGAATATGTGGCACAACACAATGTCGATAAGCTGCTGGCTCGTTACCCTGACGGGTTCGACAGCGAAAAGAGTATCCATAGAAAGGAGTACGAAAATGCCTGACTGCTTCTCCAAGTCCGAAGTGACCGATTTTCTGAACTTCATGAAGTTGCCTGACGGAACCTCTGTTGTTTCCGATGACATGATGGAGTACCTGATGGCTTACGGCTTCTTCACCGCCCCTGCTTCCACCAAGTACCACGGCAATTACGAGGGCGGTCTTCTGAACCACTCCCGCATGGTTACGGAGTACCTTCTGGCGCTCACTCAGGATAATCACCTGATTTGGCGCAAGGCTCGTTCTCCCTTCATCGTGGGTATGTTCCATGACCTATGTAAGATCGACCAGTACCGCCACCCGGTAGCAGGCCACATTGAAGAATTTAATGGTGGACGTACACCAATCTATAACGAACAGGCGTGGGAGTACAACCCCGACACCCTTCTGAAAGGTCACGGCGATAAGTCCGTCATGCTTCTCTCTCAGTTCTACACACTGACTGATGAAGAAATCATGTGTATCCGCTATCACATGGGTGCTTTCACCGACAAATCTGAGTGGAATGACTACACCAGAGCAGTCAGCCAGTACCCGAATGTGCTGTGGACGCACCAAGCCGATATGCTGGCAAGCCATGTTGCGGGGGTGTAAAGCATGAAAATCGTTGAACCTTCTGTGGAGCTTATCAACGCTCCCGAATATAAGACCCTTCTGACCACCATCGAAGCCGCAGGGCGTACTTGCTACAAGTCCGAGGACAAAATCACGGACGGAAGCGCAGAGAAGTTCGTCCGGAGCATTATCAAGCGGGGTCACGAAGCTGTCATTGAGCATGGCTCTCTTACTGTTCGCTTCGTCTGCGACCGGGGCGTGAGCCATGAGATTGTCCGTCACCGTCTGGCTGCGTTCTGTCAGGAGTCTACTCGATACTGCAATTACGGCAAAGAGGGCTTCGGTGGCGAGATCACCGTCATTCGTCCCTCGACCTTCGCCAAGACCGACTCGACCTACCACATCTGGAAGCGGTCGTGTGAACACGCTGAGGTCGCCTACTTTGATCTGCTGAACGAGGGTTGCACCCCGCAGGAAGCTCGATCTGTCCTTCCGAACAGTTTGAAAACCGAGGTGGTCATGACCGCTGATCTCAGAGAATGGCGGCATTTCTGCCGTATGCGCTGTCCCGTAGCGGCTCACCCTGATATGCGGGTCGTTGCCAATATGCTCCTGACCCTGCTGAAACAGACCTATCCCGTCTTCTTCGAGGACATTGAGGTATGAGGATTAAGAAAGCTGGCGGTAAGGTGTTCGGTGCGGTCTTAACTGCCGCCGAGAAGAAAGCGATGGACATGGAAATCAATCGTCAGATTGTGGAAGCCGACAGGCGCTACGCCGATGACATTGACGCTATGGTGCTTTATACCCTCCATGTTCACCTTGGTTTCGGCAAGAAGCGCCTGCGGAAGTTCTATGACGCTTTCTCCGCCGAGCATGACCGCCTTATCCAGTATTATCAAATGCCGGACAATTACACATGGCTCTGCAAAGAAATGTTGAAGCGTATCGGCGTTGATGTTGAAGCATGGAACAAAGAAAGGAAAGAACCCGATGAAACTGAAAAGCATTGACGGCAAAGTGCCGTATATCATGGCTGCTGGAAAGGACTTCGTGAAAGATGAAATGTCGCTGGCGGCGGCAGAGCAGATTTGTTCCCGTGGAACACAGACCGCCAGCAAGCTCTTTCCTGATTTCCCCATCTGCATAGATGGCAAGTTCTATTTTGCTGGAACCTCGACAAAGCCCAAGTCCAGCAAGTCTAAGACCCCTTGCGGGGGCTGAGATTTTCAATCTTCCTGTGGTTCGTCACCATTGTCGCAGTCCTTTGTCTGAAATTACCCACGGTTGAGGTTGAAGAACCTTCTCCCGTTGTCGAGGTGGTAGAGGTAGTCACCCCTGAGCCAGAACCGGAGGTGACACCTCAGCCGTGGACAGACGAGGAAGTGATTGTACTGGCGAAAATGCTATGGGGAGAAGCCAGAGGGGTCAGCTCTGACGCTGAGAAAGCTGCTTGTGTGTGGTGTGCGCTCAACCGTGTCGATCACGGCTACGGCGACATTATAACGGTCGTGACTACACCCAAACAATTTGTAGGGTACAACGAAGAAAACCCGGTCAATGATGGTTTGATTACTCTCTGTATAGATGTACTGACCCGCTGGTACGCAGAGAGAGAAGGTCAGGTTGAGGTCGGTCGTGTCCTCCCTGCGGATTACTTGTGGTTCTCTGGCGATGGCAAGAGAAATCACTTCCGCAACGCCTACCGTGGCGGTGATAGATGGGATTGGTCTTTACCGAGTCCGTATGAAAGCTGAGGTAAGCCTATGAGCTATTTGAATATACCCGCCGAACTTCGAGGGGAAAAGGCATGGGTCAATGTGTGGGACGGGTCAAAGGTTCCCATGCAGGCCACCGTGAGAAAGGCGGCTTCTTCCTCTAATCCTGATACATGGTCGAATTACATTGACGCTGAACACAATGTCCAGCACGGCTACTATGACGGTCTTGGCTATGTGTTTCACGATACAGGGGTTGTAGGTATCGACATTGACGATGGCTTTACTGATGGGCTTCTAAACCCGCTGGCGGCTGACATTATCGGTCATTGTCAGTCCTACATGGAAAAGTCCAGAAGCGGGAGAGGGGTTCATATTCTCGTTCGTGGTGAGCTGCCCTTCAAGGGCAAGAACAACCGTGCCGCCGTGGAGATTTACAAGAGCAATCGGTACTTCATCATGACCGGCGAGGTTTTGATCTTTTCCGAGATCATTGAAAACCAGTCAGCGATTGACTATGTGATCGAGAAGTATTTTCCCGACACGCCGAAGGAAAGTAGCTCAGGTACGGTCGCCCCTCAGCGTATCTATTCTCCCATCTATCGCCGCCCTGAAAACGGCAAGCTGCATTTGAAGCCTGAATACCCGCCTATCACACCGGGAAGCCGGAACCTCAGCCTGACTTCTCTGGCGGGTCAGCTCCATAACCAAGGATACACCAAAGCAGAGATTTACAAAGAGCTGTTATACGCCAATCAACAGGCTTGCAAGCCGCCGCTCCCTCAGTCCGAGGTCGAGTTGATTGTTAACAGCGTGACCAGATACAGGAGGTAATTATGAAACCTTATCAGCGTGGCGATGTTGTTATCATTGATGTTCCCATGCTTGCCAACAGTCATATTCAGGCCGGTAAGCGTCCGTGGGTGGTTGTGCAAAACAATGTCGGCAATCAGTTTTCTTCCACCAGCATTGTCGTTCCCCTGACCACTAAAATCAAGCGGCTGGAATTGCCAACCCATGTGGCTGTCACTTGGGGTTCTTTACAGCCGAGCATGGTTGAGTGTGAACAGGTGCGTGTCGTAGATGTGTCCGATGACTGGGAGTACATCTGTACTCTGCCCCCTGAGATTATGCGTCATGTGGACACCGCTTTGAAGAACGCTTTCTTCTATGGGGGGGTGTAGACAGTGGAGAGTGAGAAGAAAATCTGTCCGTTATCAATGAGTTGCCCCGAAGATATTCCCCTCTGCCCCTGCCAGAAACAGCGCTGTGCATGGTGGGACGAAGACTCTCAGGACTGCGCCGCCGTGGTGCTGGCGAGAGCGATGAAGAAAAGGAAGTGAGAATATATGGGTCAATATATCAATCTAACTAACGCCTTAAATGCTGTCCGAGATATTCCTACGGCATTTCATGCTATAAAAAAAATACCTATCGTGGAAACCATTCCTATAACTTGGACTTTGGCAAATGAAGCATTACCTCCGAATGGCGAAAATGTACTTTGCTGGTACGAGTATTTCCGTTACGGAGAGTATAACCGAATGTATCAGACCTTCGGTATCGGATACCAGTTCAATGGAAATTGGGGTGGTGAGGTGGCACAAGGGCAGAAAGCAAAGGTCTTAGCTTGGACACCTTTACCGAAGCCGCCAAAGATGAAAAGAGGTGTTAAAAATGGCTGATGAAATCATGACTGCCCCCGAAGAACAGGCTCTTTTCCAGCTCTCCAATGGTCGCTACATCATGGACGAAGCTCAGTCCAGAGTGATGTTTCAGATTAAAGAAGCACAGCCGGAGCATAGCCACCCGATCAGCGGTACGGGGTATTCGTGGGACGAGTCCGGCATGGCAGAGCTGTTCTCCGAGTGCTACAAGAATGATACCCGCTACTGCCCCGAAGCGAAAAGCTGGTTCACCTACTCCGAAGGTGCATGGCGCAAGGACACGGGTTCTCTGCTGGTAGCGGAGAAGATCAAGGAGTTCTGCCGCCTGATGGCTCTCTACTGCGGTGAGATTGCCAACGAAGAACGGCGTTCTGAGTACATGAAGTTCATCGTAAAGATGGGCGACCGGCGCTTCCGTGACCGGCTGATGAAGGACGCTGCCAGCGTGCTTCCTATCGCTTCGGCAGAGTTTGACGCAAACCCCTACCTTATCAACTGCAAGAACGGCACTTTCGACCTCGAAAAAATGGAGTTCCGGGAACATGACTGGAAAGACTTCCTGACTATGCAGACCAACTTCAACTATACCTTGCAGGACGCACGGTGTCGCCGCTGGGAGAAGTTCGTTGCAGAGGTTACTTGTAATGACGAAGACAAGGCTGACTATCTGCAAAAGGCGCTGGGGTACTCTATGCTGGGTATGGCGAACGAGGAATGCATGTTCATTCTCCATGGCAAGACCACTCGCAACGGCAAGTCCACCATGCTCTCGGCAATTCACCACCTTCTCGGTGATTATGCTTCTGTATCCCCCGTGTCGATCATCTGCAAGGCAGAGCGCTCGAAGAACGCCGAAGCAGCGAACCCCATGCTGGCTTCCCTGAAAGGCAAGCGGTTCGTCACGATGGCGGAGAGCAACCAGTATGGCAAGCTGGACGAAGAAACGATCAAGCAGCTCACAGGCGGCGAGGAAATCAAGGCTCGGAACCTCTATGAAACTGCCACGACCTTCCTGCCGCAGTTCACCCTTTGGCTCTCCTGTAACGATCTCCCCACCGTCAGCGATAAGTCCCTGTTCGCTTCCGACCGTGTGCGGGTCATTGAGTTCAACCGCCATTTCACCGAAGCGGAACAGGACAAGAACCTGAAAAACGAGTTCCAGACACAGGAAGCTATGCAGGGTATTTTCGCTTGGCTGGTCGCTGGGTACTTCAAGTATAAGCGGTTCGGCCTGAAAATGTCCCCCGCCATGCGAAAGGTGGTCAACCAGTACGAGCGTGACAACGATCTGTGCTTGCAGTTCCTCGAAGAACGCTGTGAACAGGCTGAGGGGGTCAACACCCGCTCGAAGTCTCTGTTTGACGCTTACAAGATTTGGTGCAAGTCCAACGGGTACTTTGCCTGTTCCGCCAAGCGGTTCAACGCTGACATGGAGACTCACCCTGAGTGGCACGGCGGCAAGGTTGTGTATCAGGGCTACCCCGTCTACAAGAACCTCAGACTGAAAGGAGCGTCTTAATGAACCGATCATGTAATTCTGTTGCAGTCGTTCATCTCTGCTTCCATTCACGGCAACAAGGAGGAAAGCGATGAAGACTGAGAAAAAGAACCTCCGCCGCATTTCTATCGTGGTCACAGCACAGACCAAGGGAAATCTTGAGCGGCTGGCGGCGGTCTGCGGCTACTCTGAGATCGGTCGAGTGGTTGACAAACTTACCCGTGAAAAGATGATCTCCCTCCACGATTTTGAAAGAAAGGAGAATTACCATGAATGATGTAATGGAGCAAATCAAAACGCTTTCTGCCACCTTGGACGAGGAAACCACCCGCTTTCACCCTACCGGCAGACTGCTATTGCTGGGTTCCTACGAGAGTGTATTTCTGAAAGCGGTCAAGCGCAAGGCTGACCTGTTGGGTATTGACTGTGACCTCACTCAATATCCCTGCCCTCCGTACAAGGCCGTGGTAGTGGACAGAACGAGAAGCGAACCAAGGAAAACGACTGGTATGGTAAGGACATGGTTCTTGACAA